GAGGGGTCCGGCCTCACCAGAGGCGAGAGTTGCTTATACCATTCCCCGCTAGCACGCTGCGATTGCTCACAGCATGGGGTAAAGGGCAAGCACCACCGGAAAATATCCCGGTCGCAAGGGTGTAGATGGATATCGTTTTAAACCCACGAGTTCCTCTAACTTGAAACATATCGGAAGCTTGCGTTTCCTCATAAGAGGGCGTCTTCGACCGTATATATGACGAGTACAAGGGGAACATATAATCACCAGGAAGCTCCTTATCATAAGAAGCGGACTTGAGAATATATGTGGAAAACGTTCCTCCTTCCCACCCCGCACGGACAACTTGCCGGTTCCGCTGAAGTTCGAATTGACCAATCAAATGGCCGTCTCCGAATCCATCAGGACCGAAAAGCCGTACGCTAGGGTTAGTATAATTGAGGACAATGGCCGCGAGTTCAAACTCGAAATGGCGGAAGAACCAATTATGCATGGAAAAGAGGACTCGCTCGTTTAAGATAGATTTTAAATAAAACGGGCGTATATCCAAACCATTAAGGAAGTCAGCACCGCATGATTCGCGAAATGGGCCACTTGAGAAGGATTTCGTTTTGTTAGTTACAAAACCACAATACTCAAGTACCTTTATTAGCAAATCATAGGCTTCTGTGGGGCAAATAATATCATCCCCATAGACGCTGACGTCCCTGTCTGATACTTTCAGGTGCTTGCAGGTCGCGTATGTCAGAGAATAGAACAAAAGAGTTTCGAGCTCAAATGTATAGGCATTGCCCATACTTGTGAACTTCTCAAGCTTCCAATGTTTCTTCTCTTTGGCATAATAGACTACCGGTGAACGGGACTGGTCAAGAAGACTAGCCCATTCAAACGGGAGTAAAGACCAAACAAGTTCCCTCGATACACAATCAGATGCCATGGAAAGATCAATTGTGGCTAGTTTGCCATTTATTGATCCAACACGAGCGAGATTTTGATTCCGGGTTTGATCTGAAAGATCCAAGCCGCATAACAACAATCGCTTTTTCATTAACTCACCAATTCCTTTCTGGACTAAGCCATTCAGAACAGGTTCGACAACAATAGAGCGATGAGTTTTGCAGCTCTTCGGTACAAATGCTAGTTTACCTGGGACAATATCAACATCGACACCTATCGTATCGCACTCAGCTGAGCGCGACCATGAGTCGGCATTTTGATGGGATATTGCCAAATGCGGGAACTCTTCCAAGAGATCACGCACCAGCGGGACTAGATTCATACTACACTCTAGGCTACTTGACAGCTTTACCCTAGGGCAGGCTTCAAGCGATGATGTACTGGTTGTGGCTCCAGGACCGAAAGACATATCTAAAGAGTCGATGGTTGGCGCTTCGCCTAAGATCTTCACGATTTTCTGAATAGCGTAGTGCAATACTGCGCTAACATCTCCATTCGGAGACGTGTTAGATTCAAGGCGGGCGTTAGTTTCCCGACATATGTCTTCGGAGTGACAGAACTTGAGATAAGCTTGGAACTCTTTGTTGATCTTCAAATCTAGAAAGTCTTGTTTTTCAAAAAGACCCTTTATTTGTCGAGCATACATGAAGTCAAGCGTATCGAATGACCAGGTGTAATCGATTTGGAAATCAATGACATCAAGGTATCGTTTATCACGAACTAGGTTAAATAACTGCCTAGATAGTGGTCCACCAAGTTCAGCACATTTCCTGGATAGCCGTACCAACAGTCGTATGGTATCCTCTGTTGTACGTTTCTTTAAATAAGCCATGACAACCTCCTTATGAGGTGAACTGTTAGCTATACGCCAGCAGGGCTATGTTAAATGAAATTAGTTATCAGGTTGCTAAATCTGAATACTAATTGGGAAGGATTAAGCCATTGAAGAGAGAAACAGCCGGTGAAACATTGGCTGTCCACGCCCCACCAGCAGCAGTATTGGACAATGTCCCTGTTGCTGTAGTAGACGTGGCTCCCTGAAGGACTCCAATCATCATCCGAAAGGAATTTATGCGATCAGCAATAGTTGAGCGTTTATCAGCGAACATCGTAAAGATGCACGGAGTGATATACGCTACTTTTGGCGGAGCAACATAACCTGCGGATGTCCCAGACGCACCCAGAGTTTCCATCGTTGGAATCTCCAGCTTAACCGTTATTTTATAACCGCCTGTCTTTAATTTATCTGCTGAAAAGGTTAGCCGAGGCTGACCTTCAAGTGGGATTAAAGGGTCATTGGCTCTCCAAAATGGAACTGGAGTGTCAGTGATCGGAACAAGCGTCCACTCTTTAGGAGTGGCAGCGTCGTCTTTTACTAATATGTTAGTCATTTGTGACATTGTAAATGTCCTTTATTAAGGTTACCTGGTCATCGGGCCAGTACGTTAGTAGAAATACTACCATTATTAAGTTAAAAGCTAATCGAACGTGATAATACATCACCGACGTGACGTGCCACCACCAGAGATCATCTGAGTTGCGAGTGCCACCGCATTATAAATATGCGATGGCGAGAACACCTCACTCATAGGCTTCAAATCAGGAGGAGCAATCGTTCCGAAAGAAAAACCGGAACCAACTGTCCTAGTGACAGAAACTGAAGTGTGTGCACAACTGCAAGTGGCCCAATTCTCAAGATAATCACGAGAATATAGGACCTGTTTAACCTTGCGAGTTGACCACATAACGGTCTTGGTGGATATCCACCGACCTTTAAGGTCAGGAAGAATATTAAGAGATTCCAGGTACGAGCCAATCGGCATAAACCAATCGATCACGAACGAGTAAGGAATAACTTCCCATATAATGCCAGCCGGATCTTCAAGACCCAGCTTGCGCTGTAAGGAAATTACTTCGTTTTCTGCGTACTCATATTTAATCCGCTGATTAAGCACGATAAGTGCATCAATAGAATAAACAGTGGGGGACACAGAAACCTCTTTCTTCAATGTTCGGGAGGTCCCCGTTGATACTGTAATGATGCGTTCAGACTCCATCTGACTCTCAAAGAGTTCAGAAGCAGCTTTAACATCAGACAGTAGCGGTAACCAGCCATATTGCAACTCCAACCACATGCCGGCAACATCTGTTGCTTTAATGCGGTGTCTCTTGAGTAATTCAACTATCTCATAATTAAAACGACCACCTTTAGCTCGATGAGCGTCAATTAAGACACTGATAGAGTGTTGGGCGTCGCCCTTTTTGAGAGATTTAATTACCTTCGCAACAGTAAAGAGTGTTTTACTGACCATACCCACAAACTGCTTGCCCTCAGCAACATTCTTACCAAGATGTAACGTGGTAGTCTTGAGCTTAGAAGCAAGTTTAGCCTGAAGTTTGACAGTGTCGTTAAGACTCCACAGAACGCCTGGATCCTGAACATTTGGCCACAGATTAATCTTCCAAACAGGAGGAGTAGTCTTGTAGCTCCAATAAGCAGGAGACGATTGATGTGAAGTAGCAGTGAGCGTATAAGGATTGAACTTTATACGCTTTTTGCCGTTAACAACCTCATACTTTCCGTCTCCACCATTCCAGACGCGAGTCTCATAAGAGTTCGCATCTTTAATCGGGAGACCGCGAGAGCCTGTTGTCATAGCTTACCTCCACCCGGAGGTAAAGTGTCAATAAGACTTGAGCAAAAACGAAATAAGTTTTCACCCGATTGGTAAGCTGAACATGCGGAATGAAAAACATCCGCAGTGGTATTCTTGCCAATCAACTGTGAACTCCCTGAGATGGGAGCAGCAGGTACAGTTAAACCCTGCCCGAGAGTTTGTCTTGCCTTCTCTAATTCATGAGGAATATCATCTTCTTTGAAATTCAGAATAGCCGTTAAGAGTAGTGTCAGCAAAATAATAATCCGATAAAGGATTAGACTGACGCTAACCCGGCGGCGATCTGCTTTCCATTGAAACATGATAATAACCTAAATGGTAAGAGAAGTAAAGCAGTAGGATTGCGACGAAGATTCAACATCATGATTACTCATAATGGTGTCTTTTTCTTCGCCCGCAATCCCTGCC